TTAGGAAAATTAATTCCGATGAGATTTTGCGTAGACGTATTTGAGTATCCTAATATTAAAGGAGTTAAACCTTTACGAAATATCAATTTTTTTGAATCGAAAGAACTGTGTGAACAACAAGGAAAACGTTTATGTACAACAGATGAATGGACGTTTGCTTGTACTGGACCACGATATTTACCTTATTCATATGGCATTCAACGTAATAAAGATATTGCAAATATCGATAAAAAATATATTGAACCCGACAATGATGCTTGGGTCAAAAATTTAGAACAAGAAATGGCTCGTTTAGATCAAAGTGAACCCAGCGGAAGTCGTCCAGAACATCATAGCGAATTTGGTGTTTACGATTTGGACGGGAACGTAGATGAAATTACGTACGATCCGTCAGGATCAGATGACGGTGGAAATGGAAAAGAAGCTCATTATAAGAGTGCATTAAAAGGCGGTTATTGGGCTCCCGTCAGGAACAGATGTTACCCAGTAACGGCAACGCATAATGCATGGCACAAATGGTATAATGAGGGTACTAGATGTTGCAAAGACGTAATTGAATAAATTATCATTATTTAATGTGTATTTAAAAATACTATATGATATCATATTAACATGATTAAACAATATAACGTAGATCTTCTTAAGATTCTTGAAAAGAGTCAAATATTTTCATACGCTCTTACTTTCATTAAAGATTGTTTTAGATATAAGGGATATCTCGCCGGGGGCTTCATCCGTAAGCTTTTATTGATTCATAGTAATCAATTCACTCTTGAGCAACTCGAAAAAGATTATTGCAGTTATCATTGTGTTCATGATATCGACTTCTTTTTTGAAGATGATATGGAACTACAAAAGTTTTATTTAAAACATATTGCTAGTTTTAGTTGCGCATCTAAGAATGCTTATGAGTGTAAACATCTATCAGTTAAAATGCAATTAATTAAAACTTTTATTGGAAAACCAGAAGACATTATTTCTTCTTTTGATTTGATAAATGTAATGGTTGCGCTAAAAAATAATGTTGTGTACGTACATGAAGACTGGTCAAAGTACGAAAAACTAAAATTAGTACATGCTGTTAGCTGGCACAGCCCGATGATTGTTAGTAGATTAAATAAATATTCTCATCAAGGTTTACAACTGTCACAAGAAACACAGCGAATATTACCACACGCTATTTTGACTTTTATTGAACAAAAGCATATT